GTTCGCTGTGTTGTGCCGTTTTGTGCACGGAACACGTTACCAAGGGTGTTGCCTGATATGAAGTTGTAAAACACTGTCTCTGTCCCACCAGCAGTCACAATATCTACGTATCCAATGGCAGGTAGTCCTACGACAGAGTTCAGCGTAATTGTCTCGGCATTAAGGTCTTGGGACACAAACGTACAAGTTGTGGGCATTACCTGCCCGTCCAAGCGTTGATACCAGACCTGAATTGGGCGTGCTTGGGTCAATTTGTTGGGTAAGGTGGCATAAGTTGACACGCTGATGCGTGTAATTGTCAAATCGGCCTGTGTTGCAGTCACATTTGCCTGTGTTCGGATCACATGATCCAGCAAATCAACCGTATCGTTGGGGATTACGTAGGTGTTTAAGCCTTGAGTCAGCGGAATCGTGCCCTGCTCAAACGTCCACATGTTGACACCACGGTTCGCCCAGTCAGCAAACAGCAAATTCAGCGACCGACGAGCCGTTTTCAGGTCATAACCGGTGCGCAACTCTGAACCCGCACGCTCAAACGCCTCCTCCACCAGTTCGGTGAGGTCTAAATTAAAGCCTGCTGACCCAGAAGTTGTTGCCATGTCACTTCATTTTCTTTAAAGTCTGCGCTAATCGTGCGCGTTGGCCCATCTTGCCGGGAGCTTTAGCGGCTGCGGCCAGCTTCTTAGCGGGAATAGGTTTATCGCCTTTAACACCAAGAGATGCACGCAATGCGCCGGGCTTCTTAATTGCTTTTTGAATAAAATTCTTAACCATTATATTTTCTCCGCAGTTTCATGCGCTTTTAAAAGACCTTGCAGACGTTGAATTTCTTTGTCCCGCTCTTCTAGCTTGCGCATCAGACTTTCGTTCATGTCCGCCCACATCACAATTTGTTCCATGCGCTCTTTGTGATCTCTGTGCATCAGTTCAAACATGCGTTCAGAAGCGTCTAGCTGTCTTTGAATAAAAGAAATCATTATCTAAATCCTGCCGTTTTCTTTGCCACTTTGGGTGGTTGTTTTACGAATTGTTTGCCTTTAGCTTTGCCAGCACGTTTTGCACGCGTTGTTGCAGCGTACTCAGCAGGGCTAAGGCTTTTAATTGCAGCTTCAGGAAGGTATCTTTCACCTGTGTCAGAAGATTTTTTACCACTTTTGGTTCTCCATTTTTGATCGCCCCAGTTTTTAAGGGATTGCTGCGGCGCTTTCAATCTCGGTATCCCCCACCAGCGGCCTTGTATTTCTTGGCTACCAACTGCGCTTTACGGGCTGACCATTGACCAGCGCCAGTGCCATGAGTGGCCGCCGCTTTTACCTGAGACACAATCTTCTTACGAAGGCTTGGTTTGGTGTAGTTTCCAGCAGCGTTAACACTTCCACCCTCTTTGAACTGGGTGAAGTCCGTGTTATCCCGACGTGCTTTTTTCACGCCTTTGGGCATTTTTGAGGGATTTACATCCCCCATACCGCGTGAGGGCCTCATGAATTTAGCAGGCTTTGCCGCCAGATTTCATGGTAACTATCTTGCCTTTGGTTTTACCCTTGGACTCGATGCCGCCACCTTTTGCCATTTTCTTCATTGGCATTTCTTTCTTGCCTTTTGCCATCTCTTTTTTCTTGGCAATCATTTCCATGAAAGGGTTTGCTTTAGCCATATCACCACCTCTTTTAAAAGTTTTGCCTTTATCGGCGTTTAAAAAATCTTTGCCCACGGACTGTGGGACTCCGGCTTTCTTAGCAAACGCTGGGTTTTTGGCCACCGCTGCCATGAAATTGTGTTGCTTCTTACTCGTGCTCGGCATCGTCGTCTTTCTTTTTACGGAACAACGTAGAAAACTCTTTGCCTGTAGCCATCTCGTAAATGCGCATGACACCCACTACTGCACCAATCAAACCAAATATGGGAGTGAGTAAGTTCAAAAATGTACCGAGTGTGGTAAACACTGCTACGAGGTCTAACACGTTTTTTACGTTGTCTGTTTGTTCGGTCATGTCAGCATTTCCATCTTGCTAAGGAAGCCGCCTTGCGGGTGGGCTTACCTTTTTCATCTTTCATCGGGCCGGGCATACCAGACATACGAGCGCAGAATGACTTCTTACGTGCGCCACCTTCGGGCTGGGGAGCCTTCAAATTAGAGCCTGTTTCACGGTTGTACTTGGCGCGGCCTTTGGCAGTCAAACCCGCCCCTTTAGAGACAGGCAGTTTTTCACCGCGACCAACAGCAAGAGAAGGGCCTTTTTTCTTAGCCATTTACAACTTTCAAACGTGACTCCCGAATGCCTTGCAACAACGGGACAACAACTTCCTCGCGGAAGTTTCTGGTGAAGTATTCACTACCAATATGGGGAAGACTGATATCTACATCCACATGCACGGTAAACCCCATCTCAGAGGCTCTGTCGCAGAACAAATAATCTTCGCCGACATACTGGTCATCTACGATGTCAAAGTCAAACAAAGCCGCCATACGCTCACCTGTAGGCTTGTTTTTGTAAGACCACTCAGGATGCGCCTCTGCCATCTTCTCAATGACATGCCGCTGGATGAGCATAAATCCTGTGCCAATACGCTTGACACGCATCATCGAACCATCAAACTCTAACTCATCGTTCTCGTCAAAGTACAAGTCTGTAAAGAACTTCTTGTCTTTTGCCCTGCGTGGGTATGTCCCAGCAGTGATATCTTTGCCGCCGCTTTGAGCCATTAAACGCAAGATGTCATCAGAAGTTGCCACAACGTCTGAATCAATAAAAAGCAATTCAGTGCAGTCGGTTTTCAAAAACTCATTCACCAGCGAATTACGCGCCAAGGTAATGATTGAACAATTTGAAATATCAGACAAAGTAACAGCTACGCCAAGGCGCATAGCATCCGGCATCAATTGCGCAAGATTAAATGCGGTCTTGACGTTCAAGCGCCCATCATGGCAGGGTATGCCGATGAACAGCTTACGCCCTGCCAGACTTGCTTGCTTATGTTCAGCCATAGAACACCGTTACAAAAGTAGTGTTTGAAAAGTTTGCATACAAGCCTTGCTTTGCAAGCATTCCTTCTCCGGGGAGTAAGACAGCACAAGGTGTGGTTTGGCTGGTGGCCGTTGCAAAACTTGTCAGCCATCTTCCGCCAGTGCCATCCACATACCGACAAGCTGTACCGGCAGTTACTGTACCTGAGTTGGGATCTGTAATGGTAAAGGTGCTTGAGTCAACAACAGTAACTGTGTAGTTTCCGTCTGTGCCAGATGCTCCAGCCGCAGAACTAAATGCAATTCCAACCGCATCGCCGGTTTTTAAGCCGTGAGCTGATTTTGTTACTGTTATGGTTGCGGAAGACCGTCCATAAGTTGCAGATGTGGGCGTTACACTGGTGTCAAAAATCTCAACAACACCAGCGCCGCCGCCACTTCCCTGAAAAACAACTTGTTTTAATCGGCATCTGCCAAGCGGAACAATAAAACCCGAAGTTTCAATATGGCCACTTAAAACGTCCGTTTGCATCATAATTAATCTCCTTTAAAAAGGGGGCCGAAGCCCCTTAGATCAATTACTGTTGAGTGGAAGTTGGGTTTGCAGAGCCGTCAGAATCTTTAACGACATACTGGACAGTAATTGTCGCTGCACCGCCGCTGGCTGTTCCAGCGCAAGCGTAGATGACGTTAACAATCAAATCAGTTGTGCCTACGTTCAAAATGGTAGCGATCTGAGCGCCAGTCAAAGTTGTGGTTGCACGACCAACAGCCAAAGGCGTTGTAGTTGCGCCGCCAACAGTGGCTAAAGAAGAGCCCGCAGCAGTTTGGATAGTAATGGTATTGCCAGTCGTGCCAGCATAAGCGGTAGTGATGTCAACAAAAATGTTGGTAATCTGTGCGCCAGCAGGCAACACAAATAATTGTTTTGCTGTGGTGTCGGCTACAGTAGTTGTAGCAGATTGGATAACGGTTGTAGCACCCATATTACGGATAGTGCCAGCAGTAGTACCTGTTGTGTTTTTAACAGTGCCCAACAACCAAGGGCCAAGGTGTGTTGCAAATCCCATGTTCAATTCTCCATGCGTTGTAGCGTATCAATCTGCATGAGGTCAGCCGAGCCTGTTTGATACGCCGATGAGTCTCGGGGTAACTGCAATATACACGATCTGTGTAGAATGTCAACATGCCGTACAAAGACCCAATTAAAAGAAAAGAAAAGCAACAGGAGTATGCCAAGAAGCACTACGTCAACAATACGCAAAAGGTCAAAGACGCTACTAAAAAAACAGACGATACTTTTAAGAAGCAGTGGAAAGAATTTAAAGCTACCTTGTCATGCCTTGAGTGCGGAGTCTACCATCCGGCAATTTTAGATTTTCACCACATAGACCCCGAGATGAAAAACGACAGTGTGCATAAACTTATACAGGCTAAGAGCTACAGGAAGGCACTGGAAGAAATACAACAATGCGTAGTGTTGTGCTCAAACTGCCATAGGGTTTACCACTATAACGAACGCCACGCAGAAAAAAAGGGGGCCGAAGCCCCCACTGAAATCACTCTTCGACGCGAGTAATAACGTAGTGCGTTACGGTGTTTGCCTCTTCTTCAGCCTCAGCTTCGTCTTCTGACTCCACTTCTTCAATGTACTCAAACCAGTCATCAGACTCTTCGTCGTACACATACCATGTGTCGAGTTCTTCGTCGTACCAATACCAAGCATCTGTCTCTTCGTCGTAAACGTACTCTTCGTCTTCGTCATCTTGGTTGGCAAGAAACTCGTCGGTAACGTCATAGTCAACAGCCCAGCCATATGCTTGTTGGAACTCGATGAACTCTTGAATGATCTGCGCTTTTTCAAAGTCGCTGGTTTCAATGGTCACAACTTCGTCTTGCACAAAATCCCAATCGCCAATTTTAATTTCTACCTTGTACATGAAAAACTCCTTTAATTTGGTGCAGCACCACGCCGCAAAACAATCCTACGGAGTCTCTATGACTATTGCAAGGCTAATAAAAAAGGGCCCCTTTTGGGGGCCCCCATCTGGTTCTTTAAAACCAAATTATCAGGTCGTACCGGGCGAGCCAAAAGCTCCCAATGGATCAGACCAGCCGAAGCTGTAACGCTCACGGGCCTTGTAACGGACGTTACCAGTATCAAAGTCGCCGTCCATTTTGTTTTCCAAAGGCATACGCTCAAAATGCTTCAAGCCGTTGGGAACGTCGGTCATCAAGAACCAGCCGTTAGCGTCTGTCAAGAAGTGATTGACAGTGTAGCCTTCGGGGATTGAACCGTTGTTCTTCAACGCGTTGATATCGTTGTCGGTAGTGCCAACGCGGAGGTTGGTTTCCAACAAACGGGTAGCAACGAACATCAAAGCGGGAGGAATAACCAACTTACGTGGCTTGGCTGCAATCAACAAGCCACGCTCATCTGTCCAAGCTGCGATTTGAATAACTGCATTTTCCAATGAAGTTTCGTTCAAGTCAGCGTTGGTAGTTGGGCGGTTGCTGTTGGTGCCACCAGAAACCAAGGGGTGGGCTGTGCTGAACAGAGCAACACCGTCGCCACCAAGGTAGCTAGAGGAGAAGCCGTTGTTCAAAACAGAAGCTGCCTTGACTTGTTTGGTGTATGCCATAGCACGGGCCAAAGCTTTGGTGTAACGAGCAGACAAGCTGTCGTACAAGTTATCTTCAATCGCCTCTTCGGTGATTGAGAAACCCAAGGCAATGGTTTCGTGATTGTAGCGTGCTGTGAACGCTTCTTGCGCATTGTCATAAGCAATAGCAGAACCTTCGTTCTTGACGGGAGCAGCAGAGAAACCAGCAAGCTTGGTCTCTTCTTCAAAG